AGTTACCAGCGCCACGACGTGTACGCTGAGCAATCAAGTTAGCAACACGGTTGATTTGAACTGCCAAAGCGGCATGCTCGTCACCAACGAATGTAGCTGTACCAGATACGGCAGCTTGGTCGTAAGTTTGTGAAGCTGAACCAGCTAAAGAGATTAGAGATGCAATGATCTCTTGGTCAATTTCAGCTGTAATTTCTTGTGCAAGAGCTGCCATGATTTCTGCTTCAACGTCAATGCCTTGTTGGGCTTGTGCGTCTTGAGCGGCTTCAAACGTCCAGCGAGCTGACAATTTACGTGTCTTGGCTTCAACTGTCTGTTTCAAGATTTGAATGGACATGCGCTTACCTGCTTGACCTTCAAGAGTCGCTGTGCTAGCGGCTTTGGCAGTGTTACTGTCATTACCAGAATAAGCAGCCGCAATCTTGAATGGGCTCAATGCCTCTTCACCAGCTACTACAGAGTCAGCTGTTGCATTGTCTGCATAGCGTACACGTAGAGTGTGAATTTGGCCAACTGGGCCAGTCATTGGTTGTACACCAACTAACTCGTTAGCAATAACGGTTGGCATAACACGACGAATCACCGGTAAAATTACGCGGTTTAATGTTGCAACGTTGCCGGCAGAAGTGGCACCAGCTGATGGGCTTTCTAGCAAATACTTGCGAGTATTTTCAAGTGTTACACCCATTACTGATTTTTTTGTGCCTTGTAAGCCTTCTAATAGGGCTTCCTTAGTTTCTGCCCAACGTCCGTTTAGTAGTTCTGACATTTAAATTCTCCTTAAATTTTTAGTCCTGCGAGTCTGCGGATGTCAACAATGTTACTTGATGAAGCATCTGACTCACTGCTACGGGTGTTGGAAATCTTATTTCCGGTTATTTCTTTAGCCTCTACTAGTGCCTGTTTCTTCTGCGGAGCCTTGCCATTGTTGCCAGAGACAACTGATGGTAAGTACTTTTCAAAACTTTCGTTTAGCTTAGTTGTCTTTACAGACTCCATTAATTCGCCCATGATTTCTTTCTGCTCACTGTTAAGTGGAGCGAGAAGTTCATTCATGATTGCTTTTCTTTCTTGAGCTTCTTTCAAAGCCTGGATTTCTGCTTGTTTACTTTCTAGGATTTGTTCAGCGTTGACCACAGCTTGCGCCGCTTCTTTCATCGCTAAATCTTTCAAGTCTATGACTTTGAGTAATTTTGCAGTTTCCGATTTTTCATTTAGGTAGCTTGCTGAATATTCAGAAGCAAAAGCTTCGAATAACTTGCGGCCAAAATCTTGACGACGAGCGGCTTCAATGTCTTCTTTCAGTGCGTGAATTTCAGAACGGAGTCCTGAACTTACTACTGATTCGACCATCGATGCGGCACGTTGAACAAATTCTTGTTTTACCTTCTTGATTTCGTTACGACCTTCGCGAACTAGGCGAACCTTCGTTGCTGATAGGTCTTGTTTGTCTTTGTAAAACTCTGTAATTTCTTGAGCTAGGGCCTCAACTACGAATTGTTCCAATTTACCAAACTTGTTTGCCATTACTACTTGATCTTCGTGTAGTTCTTTAACTTCACTAGCTAGTTGACGTGTAACAAATTCCTTCATTACAGCGGCATCACGCTTCATCTTAGTAGCGTACTTAACTTTCATTTCTGCAAGTTGTTTACGGTCGTCGGCAAACTCGACAATTTCTGCGGCTAGTTGTTCAGAGATCATACGATCTACTGCTTCAACCATCGTGTTCTTGTCGTGTTCGTATTTTTGTGCAAATTCTTCACGTAATTGTTGAGCAACTTGTTCGCGATTTTCTGTGATTCTCGCTTCCCAAGCCTGTTCAATTGACTCCTGAATCTCCTCAGAAATCACATTGTTTTCAAATAAACTTTTTAGCGCATCCAACATGTGATTCTCCTTATTATTGGAGTTTGCTTATTATACTTAATAAGCTCTCTTTGAGATATTTCTGTGCTTTAGGATCACCCTTAACTTCTTGCGCTATGCGCAAGGCACTAAGACCACCGCGATTATTCATCAGGTGTTCATAGATTGGTGTAGGATATGCTCCCGGAGCACTAGGTTGAGCTACCATATCTACTGT